GAGATTGTAGCGAATCATCTAGCATATACACATTTGTATATGTTTTTAGTAGCAGTCAATATGGTCACAGGAATTATTCTTATATGGATTTTGATTAAGTTACAGGCACCAACATGGTTATTCTGGTTAGCAGGAGTGAGAATAACATGGTCGGTTTTTGAAATACTTATGTTTGTTTACAAAACAGGTAAGGAGTCATAGACATGTTAATCTTCGGCAAGCAAATCACAGACGAGTGTTCCAGATGCGGTCAAGTTTTAGAATGTGAATTGTTCCGGCATGGGCACGGCATTAAATGTGACCGACAGAACATATCAAAGATGCTGGAATGCCAATTTGAACACAGGGAGAAGAGAGAAAATGCGAATAATTAGCCAGAGAAGAGATTTGTCGGTAGATTTTGAGAGTACGCCTATATCCGTAAATTACAATCATATATTGGCAATTATAGGAGATAAAGAACGTGTCATAGGCGAATACAGCACACAGGAGCGTGCCATGGAAGTGTTACAGAACATTCATGAGACATATTCAGGACTTCCTGTAATATTTAAAATGCCACAAGATTAGGTAACGTACTCAATCGGTAAAGAGGGCTGTTTGCTAAACAGTTAGGGCAGAAATGCCGAGTAGGTTCGACACCTACCGTTACCGTTGTCCTGGTTTTAGCATTTTGGACAGGACGCACACACAATCTACCTTTTCTTCCGAGATAGGTATGTAATCTCCTCTACACAAGTTAGGACTACTGTTAAGGGCGGTGAGAGACCGTCCGACTGGTATCGGTCGAGTGAAATCCCACAACACTTGACTTGGCGAAACTCCAAACCATAGCTTACGCAGATATGACCGTTACAGTCGGATTCCCCTTTACTTAGTGGCAATAGCTTAAAAGGCAGAGCAGGGCAGAGGTTTCCTATGCGGTGGTTCGATTCCACCTTGCCACTATCGGTAATTCAAGTAATTGCCACATCTGCTAAGAGATACCAATAGTTTGCTTTGAGGTATCTTGAAAAACTACACTTGTGGAGATAAAGCGATACTGTGACAGCAATAGCCAGTGGGTAGCAAGTGGCACTTTGGAAGTTTGCGCTGATGCATCAGCGTAGCAGTTTATGAGAAGTGCAGAGAATTGTTAATATCATTTCAGTTCGTCTTGTGTACAATTTTATGATCATGTAATGTTATTGCTGATTCTTTGTAAACCGTGAAAATGCGCAGTTTTGCGGCAAATGAATCCCCTAGAGTGGTTTTGATAGACCTCTGACTAACACAAACTTGCACTTAGTTAGGTGTGGAGCAAGTAAAAAACTGGAACCTAACGCCGCAGAATGTAGCGCAGTCGGTTAGAGCACCTGTCTTATATACAGGCGGTCGCAGGTTCGATTCCTGCCATTCTGATTTTTGCAAGTACCGCAGGTGTTGTTTGGAGTCCGAACCGCCTAGGGAAACTGCACAGATAGGAGAGAGACATGAAAGATTGTTCAAAATGTAAATACTGTTATGAGGATTATATTTTTGACGAAGAAACAGGATACGAACATCCAATTTATGATTGTGAAAAGGGAAATGATACAGATTTAGATTTTGAATGTAAGGATTTTAAGGAATACAAACCAAAGAAATATGTTGAAAAAGACACAGAGTGCGATACATGCGAATTTAAAGAAAGATGTGGAAAATTAAGTTCTGGATTGGATTGCACATGTACTGGAGATACAAAAACACATGTTGTTTATCCTAAAGATAAATGCATTAAAGCACACTATGACGTAACAGATTTTGATAATGCTTTGAAAAATAGGATGATTGACGCAGACGAATGGTTCAGACTTGCAAATGCGCCAACTGATGAAGAAATAGAATCACTTAAAAAAGCAAAGGAAATGGGTGTAGAAATCCCAGAAAATATTGCAAACTATTTTAAAGAATACGGTATTGAGGTGTAATATGTGTGAATTTTGCAAAAACATAGCAATGAATAATGATGAATATTATGAAAAAAGATACGCTGGTGGAGATTTTATTTTCAAAGACGAAAATGGATTTGGTTTGTTGATCGACACAGGAGATAGCGGTTGCCTTGGATATATAAAAGTTAATTTTTGCCCTATGTGCGGTAGAAAGTTGGTGTAGTGATGGCAGAACCTTTAAGCAAATTAGCAGAAAAATGTAAAAGTTGCCCAAAATCTGAAAAATGTGACCATAAAAGAATGGAGTTATGCGCTTTAGCAGATTTGCCACCGCAAAATCTTGCAAGTGCTACACAAGGTATCTTGATAGACAATATGTCACCTATATTGAGGGAAGAAATAAAAAGCCCTTTAAGTCCATTTCGGTACAAAGACGAATTAGAAAAAGCACTAAATGATTCGCATTTTGGAAATATGTTTATGAATGGTGTTTAGAAAGCTGGCGGAAGATGGTTAAAGAAGCATTACTTGACAACTCAAGTGGAAAATTTATTACATTATCACTTGATGGAGAAATTGTAAAAGGAGCGACAAGTATTGATAACATATCAGGTATCTACTCAAAAGACATGGCAAAGGAAATTACAATAAAGGTAGTTGCGAGCGAAGTTAAGGTAAAACTGCCGAATGGTGAAATAAAGGATATATCGGAAATGTAGAAAGCTGGTGGAAGAATGAAGCCATTAGAAGAAATATTTTTTAGAGCTTGCGTGAATGAGCAGAAAAGAAAATTGCGTTTAAGTGACCGTGAATTGAGCATAAGAGCTATTGGAAATATTTTTGAAAGGCTTGGATTCTCATATAAGCAGTTAATGTATTATGTCAGAAAGTGGTGTGACAAGGGATTTTATGATTACGGAGTGACACTTGACTTGGGATGGTTTGAATTTGGCAAACTGACAGGAGAATATAAACAGATTTATGATTCTATGACAAGTACGGACGGATGGAAAGATGGGGAGCTAGCAAATTATATTGTTAGAAATTCTTTTAATCGAGAGCGGATAACTAATTTTCATTGAGAGAACATCTTGGAATCGGACAGGACAAAGAATTTTTTAATCCGCACAGAAAGGTGGAGAAATGAAAGACAACATTTTGATTATTACAGATACTTGCAGTCGAGAATTACTGGCAATGAAAGAGTTAGAAGCTCGAATAACAGACTCGAATATTCCAGGTTGCGTGTTCTTTGATTTTAGAAAGAATATCATAGATACCAAACATATAGAAATTCGTTTCCATGCCATTGATTCTGCTAAAATGGTTCAAAGAGACAGATTCACAGTCGGATATTCCATGTTTATGTTAGAGAATCCTGTATCTACAATGATTCTTGCAAACATAAAGCGGTGGAAAAAGATTGAGGAGATAGTACGCCATATGCCACGATCAGCAGAGGATATACCGTTTAAGGAGATTACGAAGTTTATCGAAGAATATAAGAAAGAGGATTGAGAGGATGAAACATCAAAAAGAATGGCGCACTTGCGACAGGTGTGGGAAAGAGATAATACCTAAATCTAGGAAAGAAGTTAAATTTAAGCCAATCGGAAGTTATGGAGACATAGTTCCTATTTTCGAAGGCAATGAGATATGTCTGGAGATCAAGAATGTTCGAAGATACGAATTTCTTGAAAGAACATATGATTTATGCCCTAAGTGCAGGAGAGATTTTGAGAGGTTTATGAAGAATGAAAAGAATACTTAAAATTGTAGCAAAGACATTAATTGAATATGCCAGAATAATTGCTATTTGCTTTGTGGCTTGCGTAATAGGAGCAATTTTTTATATTTTGTTAGGCAAAATAGCATATGCGTGCTATTGGATATCGGTTATTTTGATTGTGATTATCAGAGATATAACGATAAAGTCAAAAATGCAGGAAAGCCAAAAGATTAAATTATTACTTTTACAGTATGAGGACGGCAGTACAAGTTTGTGTGTCGGGGATAAGCAAATTAGGCATATGACAAATATTGATATGCATATTGATAAGCTTCAGACAAAACTGGAAGTAGACCAAGTAACAAAAACTGGGAAAGTAACACATGTTGTTTTAATGGACGGTGGGAAGAATGAAGATAATTAGAGAGGGCAGTTTGGAATTTGCTAAGAAACTTATTCGCTTTGAGTGTAAGGAATGTAAGACCATATTTGAAGCGGATAAGGGAGAATATGAATATTGCGGATGCCAGATTGAAGGTGACGAATGGAAAGCTGAATGTCCATTGTGCCACAATACGGTTTATGCAAGATAGGAAAGAGAGGAAAGATTAATGAAAAATAACTGAAAAATGGGATCAATAATTGCATCAGGAGTAATAGCGGTCATTGTTTTGTGCATATTTGGAGTTCAGAGTTCGCAGAATAAGGCTTTTGTTTTGGAAGAATCTGTAGACTCTGCAAAATCTGATATTAGTGTGCAGGAACAACGAAGAGTTGACCTAGTTTACAATCTTGCAGATTGCGTAAAACGGTATGATAAGCATGAAACAGAAACATTAAAAGCTATCGTAGATGGTCGTGGCTCTACAGGAGATATTAAAAATGTCACTACAGCCATCACAGCAGTATCAGAATGAAGCTGACAGGAAAGCGTTGAGAGATTGCTTTAAGGAGTAAATAGGAATGAAAACACTAATTGATTTTATCAAAAATTTGAAATCTTTTTATCGGTTTTATAAAGATTATAAATATAACGGTGCTGAATGTGAGTTTATTATCGAGAATTATCAAGAAGTTTTATGCAGTCGAACAAAAACTATGAGCAAGCCTACATATTATGCAAATTCCATTATTGGAGAGATGGATAGGTGGTATGAAGATTCTTGGAAATCTATGTATAAATGTGAACCATTTGAGTCGGCAGAAGAAAAAATTATGATAAAATCAAATGGCGAAACTGCAAAAGTGTTTATTGACGGTAAAAAAGTAAACTGCACGGACATGGAGTTGCATTTTATCGGTCATTCAAACCAAAGTCCAATGATTAAAGTTGATGCACGATGGCATAAAACGGATGAAAACGGAAATGCAATTCTGGATGAGGATAATACTGCGATATTGACAGATGGTATAAAAATAAATTGTTGAGGGGGCGAGATTATGAAAATATCAGAAATGAATAACTGCATTGAAGAAATGCGAAAATGCTACAATTTTAAAGATGATGAAACAGAAATTGGATTTGTACATGAGATAGGCTATGATGATAGATGTGTTTTTATTAGTACAATAGATGAAAATGGAACAAAAATTGATATGACAAGGCGTGCGGCTGGATTAGTAAATGTTTAGTTGCTGATTATCAGCGGAAAAGAGATTTTATGAAAAAAATTTTTAAAACCATTATTTCCATTATTGTTATTGTTGTTAGCATTGTTGCACTGATATTATTTTTAAATTGGGCTAATAAAACCGAAAAATACGAATATGAAATAGAAGAGATACAAAGTGGTATTTATGTTAGATACCAAAGTACAGCTTCATGTACCCCAGCTTACAACTATGAGATAATTACAGTTTGCATAAATGGACGACTGATAACCTACAAGGGAAGCGTTGAATTTATTTTTGTAGAAAATGAGAACAAAATCGAAGTCACAGAAAAACCTAATATAGTTCATGGAGATAAAGTCATTGTCTATACTTCAAAAGACAGTGTTGAATACTTAGGAACCGTAGAAATTGGCAAATAAATATATTACCGGCTAACAAATAGAGTTAGTCGCTACCCTAAAACAGTTATAGGCAGAGGTCAAGGCACTTCTGCTTTTGCGGAGGTGTCCTTTTTGTCTTTAGAATTACAGAATGCCATAAAAAACTATGAAAATTACATACAGGCGAATGGGATTGATGAACAGGTCATAAATGCATATGTTGATGCTTCCGCAGTTGCAATCAAGACAGAAAAAGACATTCCATACGGATTGCAGATAACGAAACGTGCAAAAGAGATTATAGAGCAATTCTGTGTAAAAAATTCAGGCGGCACGATTTTTGATTTAGAAGAATATGCATTTGAGCATGAACAAAGCTATGAATTGATTAACAAATACTATGAAGTTTTGCTTTTGGAAGCACCGCATTTATTTCACAGCTATTTGCTTTATCTTGAAAAAAACAGAGAAGAAAGCGAAAGATTTTATCAACCAAAAATGAAGCAGCTTAATAAGCATGGACTTATTCAAGCTATGCAGGACTTAGAGGATGATAAACTTGACCTTTTGTCAATATCAATGCCACCAGGCACACAAAAGACTACTCTTGAAAAATTCTTTTGCTCTTGGATAATTGGCAGACACCCAAAAGATTATAGTTTGTTTTTCTCACATTCTGATGATATTACAAGAATGTTCTATGATGGAGTACTTGATATTACTACAAATGCCGAGGAATACACATGGAGTGAAATTTTTCCAAATGTAAAATTGCAAAATACAGACGCAAAAAGACAGCGTATCAATTTTGACAAGCCAAAAGCATTTTCAAATATTCAATGTACTTCCGTAGGCAGTAAAAATGCTGGTAAGGTTCGATGCAACAGATATTTGTACTGTGATGACTTAATAAGTGGCATCGAAGAAGCATTAAATAAAAAATCACTTGATAAGTTGTGGAGAATTTACGGTACTGATGCAAGACAAAGAAAACTTAATCAGCAAGTTAAGGAAATTCACATTGCTACACGATGGAGCGTGCATGATGTTATAGGCAGGCTACAAAGAACATATGAAAAAAGCAACAGGGTACGTTTTATTGCAATTCCTGATATTGACCCAGTTACCGGGAAAAGCAATTTCGATTATAAATACAATGGAATGTCGGTTGAGTTTTTCCACGATCAAGAGCTTACAATGGATGACATTTCATATCGTTGCCTTTATAAGAATGAACCGATTGAACGTGAAGGACTGCTTTACCACAGTGATGATATTAGAAGATTTGTAACAATGCCACTTAGAGAACCAGATGCAATACTCGGCATATGCGATGTTAAAAACAAAGGAACAGATTTTATGTTTCTACCTTGCATGTATCAATATGACGATGATTTTTATCTTGTTGACTGCATTTGTGATGACAATACAGATTACGGTATACAGTATGGCAGGCTATCCAATATCATTATTGAGCATAAAATGCAACAGTGTGAATTTGAAAGCAACTCAGGCGGTGATAGAGTATCTTATGAGGTTGCACAAAGAGTAGAAAAAATGGGTGGAAGATGCAATATTACAGACAAGCCGACAGAGACAAATAAGGAAACAAGAATTATTGTTAATGCAGATTGGGTTAAAAAACATGTTTTATTTAAAACAGCAGAGAACTATAAGCCTAAAGACGATTACGGAATAATGATGACATGGCTAATGACTTATTCGGTAGTCGGTAAAAATGACCATGATGATGTACCAGATGGTCTTGCAAACTTTTGCCTTTTTGTAACAGATAAAAATTTAGTGGCAAAAGCCGAAGCAGTCCACAACCCATTTAGGAGGTATTAAGTAATTAAATATATTATCAAACGTGGAGGTATTAAGGATGCAGACAAGAGAATATCTTAACCAAATAAGCAGACTTAACAGGACGATTAATAATAAGTTGGTGGAAATACAGCAATTAAGGGAAATGGCGTGCAATGTTACTGCTATACAGAATGATGAACGTGTAAAAACTTCCCCTGACCCAGACAGAATGGGAGTTACATTTTCCAAAATAGATGAAATGGAAAAAGAACTGGATAGAATGATAGACGGTTACGTTGAAAAGAAAAATGTAATCATAAGTCAAATTGACAGCATGGATGATGAAAATGTATATAATATTCTGTTTGCCAGATATATTGAGAAAAAGACTTTTGAAGTAATCGCAACGGAAATGAACTATTCTTTTCGCAATATTACAAGGCTTCATGGCAGGGCATTAAAGGAATTTGAAAAAAAATATGGTGAACAGTATATTGGATTATGATGTTGTCCTAGAATGTCCTATATACAGCGTGGTATTATTAAAATGGTTAAAGACCAGATCAATAAGTTTTCACACCTCTCTCAAAAAGCATCGTCTTCATGACGGTGCTTTTTTAATGCATAAAAGGGGGATTTATTTTGACAGAATCAAAAACAATATACTGCCCTATATGTCATAGAACGGTAGGCAGACATGATATGCGGTCACAGACGAATACAATCTGTAAGTGCCGCAAATGTGAAAAGAGAATCATATACCACTATGACACAGGAGAGACAGAAGCGAAGAGATTACCACAAAGAGCCACTTCTAGCGGCGTTTGTTTTGTATAAGGAGAAGCAATGAACAACAGGACTTTTCAAGAGCTTGTCAAGGGATGTTATGGTCGGAAAATTGCATATACGGATGTTGAGACTATCACACCAGACAACATTGTAAAAGTCATTGGTCAGTGCATAGGAGTTTTTTATTTCAACAAAATGGCTATCGAGTACCTTTGGAATTATTACAAAGGTGACCAACCTATCAGATACCGTGTAAAAATATCCAATGAGGATATTATCAATAAAATTTGCGAGAACCACTCTTACGAATGGGTGCAGTTCAAGGTCGCCCAGACATATGGCGAGCCTGTCCAGTATATCAGTCGCAAGGATGATGATGAAACCAACAATGCAGTTGATGAGTTGAATGATTATCTTGTGGATGCTAATAAGCAGGAAAAAGATATAGAAGCTGGAGAGTGGCAGTCGGCAACTGGAACATCATTTAAAGCTGTGCAGTTTGCTAATGGAGATATACCGTTCAGAATTGTAGCCCCAAGCCCTATGAATACTTTTATTATTTACAACCGATCAACGAGAGAGCCGATTCTTGCAGTGCAGGAATTGAAAGATATTGAGGGAAACTGGTATAAACAATGCTACACAGATTCCTATGAATGCAAGATTGTAAACAGCAAGGTACAGGACTGGAAATTACACGCTTTTGGAAGTATTCCTATTGTGGAATACCCAAATAACCCATCCAGATTATCAGATATCGAATTGGTAATAGATATAATGGACGCTGTGAACAATATGCAGTCTAACAGAATGGACGGCATAGAGCAATTTGTGCAGGCGTGGATAAAATTCGTAAATTGTGAGATTGACGAAGAAGAATTTAAAAAAATGAAAATAAACCACGCTCTTGTAGTAAAATCCATTAACAAGGATAACAAGAGTGATGTTGATGTTATGACGCAGGAATTGAACCAGACGCAATGTCAAGTTGCTAAAGAAGATTTGATTGATAATGCCTTATCTATTCTGGCAATTCCAAATAAGCAGAGTAATACAGGCGGCGATACACAAGGGGCAGTGCAACTAAGAAACGGATGGGATTTTTCAAAATCCAGAGCAAAGCTAAAAGACCCGCTTGTAAAAACAGCAGAAAAACGCCTTGCAAAGCTGGTTTTAAATGCTATCCGCATAAAAGACCATGATTTGGGTCTTTCTATGAGGGATTTTGAAGTACAAATAAACCATAGTCCACAGGATAACATGTATACTAAGGCACAGACCTTATATCAGTTATTACAGGCAGGCATACACCCACTTGTTGCTGTAAAAACAGTTGGACTTTGGGGAGATGCGGAAAAAACTTATTTAGTTTCTAAACCGTACTTTGATGTATTATGGAAAACCATTGATAATGTCAAAGCAGAAGAAAAGAAAGCACAGGAAGTTATGGAAAAATTAAACAATCAGCAGAATAAGGCAACTACCGGGGAATAATCGGTAGTTGTTTTTATTTTATAAAATTGCACCTATGCGGTAAATAGGAGAAATCACAGGTTGAGCAACCAACGTAAAAAAGCGTAGTGAATCGGAGGTAATTTATGACAAGAGAACAGGCAAAACAGAATCTTATTGCTATCGGAGTGGCAGAGCCTACGGATGAACAGGTAAGCAATTATCTGAATCAGGTCAATGGCGAAACCAAAAAGGAGAAAGATAAGGCAGACCAGTATAAGGCAAAGGCTGATAATGCGGATGAATTGCAGAGAAAGCTGGATGAATTGGAAGCTGGAAATCTGACAGAGCTTGAAAAGGCAAATAAGGCATTAGACACAGCTAATCAGCAGATCGCAGAATTGCAGAAAAAAAATGCTATTAGAGATTTGCGTGAAAAGGCTATGACCGATTTCAAAGTAACCGCAGAACAGGCAAAAACAATTGTAAAAGAAGATGGCAGCTTTGATACAGCCGAACTTGGAAAGATTATGTCCGAAAAAGAGACCGCAGCGGCACAGGCAAAGGAACAGGAGATTGCAAACAATTCTACTAATCCAGGCGGTGGCATGGCTGGCAAAGAAAATGAAAATAAGACTACTGCTGAAAAACTTGTTGAAAAGTTATACGGCGGTCAGAAACAGAACAATGATATTTTATCACACTATGTAGGAGGTAACTAAGATGATGCAGTTTGAGCAGACAACATACGCTGGCGATGTTGAAATCTTAAAAAGAAAGCCGTTTGAAGGAATCCCTATGACACTTGATTTTACAAGCGTTGATACAAAACTGGCAAACGGTAAAAAGGTTGTAAAAGCAGGAACCCCTATCGGTTCTACAGGAGTAGCAGATAACACGGCTACAGTAGTGGGAATCTTATTACATGACGTTACAGAAGATAGACCACAGGGAACGTTGCTTAAAAAGGCATATATTGACAAAACAATTGCGCAGACACATTCAGGCGTTGAAATTGCGGCAGTTGCAAAAACGGCATTGCCAATGATTGTTTTTGAATAATTAACAGGAGGTAAAAATAATGCTAGTAAATGAAGTAGTAAATACAAAGGCTATTGCACTTGCGGCTACAGAAAACACAAGTAATACAATTCCTTATCTTGGTTTACAGTGGTTTCCAGAGAAGAAAAAGTCAGGTCTTGATTTAAAGTGGATTAAGACACACAAGGGACTTCCTGTATCACTGAAACCGTCTAATTTTGATGCGCTGCCAACAATCAGAGCAAGGGGCGGATTAAAGACAGAAAAAACACAGATGGCATTTTTCCGTGAACAGATGATTGTCACAGAAGAGGATGCACAGGAAATTGATAGAATCAAAGATGAAAATGATCCTTATTTGCAGGGTGTATTGCAGAGTATTTATGATGACACTAATACTCTTGTGAGCGGAGCGGAAGTCGTGCCAGAAAGAATGAGAATGTCTCTTCTCTCAACAACAAATGGACATCCTACAATCGGTATTGAATCTGACGGTGTTAAGTATGAGTATGATTATGACCCTAACGGAGAATACACAAAGAAGCATTACTTAAAATTGCAGGACACGGCTATGTGGAGCGATACTACAAATTCTAAGCCACTCACTGACCTTAATAATGCAAGAAAAGCACTTGCAAAATTAGGAAAGATTGCTTCCTATGCGCTTATGAACTCTAACACATTTAATTATCTGTTAGAAAATGCGCAGGTCAAAAATGCTATTCTTGCGCAGAACTTAACGGCAAACATTGAACTTACAGATGATAATGTTGTCTCTATCACAAAATCAAGAACAAAACTTACTATTGTTCTTTACGACAAGATGTACATTGACGATGAGGGAAACGAACAGTATTTCTACCCTGATAATAAGGTTACGTTACTACCAAGTGGTTCTCTTGGCAATACTTGGTTTGGAACTACTCCAGAAGAAAGAACAGCTTCACAGGTTGCTGATGTAGATGTTTCTATGTATGGTATGGGAATTGCAATTGCTAAGAAAGTTGAATACGGTCCTCCTGCAATCACATCTGTTACAGCTTCAGAAATCGTGCTTCCTTCTTATGAGAATATGGATTCAACATTTGTAATCGAAGTACATTCTGCTTAGTAGGAGGTATCTGGGATGAAGTATCCGTATATCGTAAATAAAAACGGTGTTTGGTATCCAGCAGGAACAGAAGTGCCAGACGGAAATGCTGATAAAGAAGTTAAAACAGAAAATCAGACATATACAAAGACAGACATTAACCGCATGAGAACTGCAGACTTGCAGAAGTTAGCAGGAGAAAAAGGAATTCAAAATGCCGATTCCTTTAGCGGTGAGGATTTAAAGAAAATGCTTATTGAATTGATAAACTTATAAGGAGTCCGTATGGAAAAATACAGTACTTTACAGAAAGTAAAAATCAGGCTAGGACAATTTCATACAGAGGAAGTCACAGACCCCGACACAGGAATTACGTCTGATGTTACTGTATTCGATCGTAAGGAAGATAACCCACTTATTGAGTTACTGTTATATCAAAATGAGCAATTAGTAATAAATGCTTCTGGAATATCAAGCGCAAAAAAAGAAGAATACTTAAAAAAGAAAGAAGAAGCTATTGTTGAACTTGCGCTTTATGATCGTAACAAATTAGGAGCAGATTACAGTGCCAGCTATTCAGAAAATGGAATAACAAGAACATGGAATAGCAAAGAAGACATATTATGTTATTATGATATTTCTTGGCATGTTAAAGCTCTCTGAATTGTATGAAAAAAGAAGATTGTGCATGACCTTTTTACTTGAATCAGTAAGATGGTTGTAGGCGGCGCACAGTAAGAGGTGGAGGGTGGTGCGCCATTAAAAAGAAAGGACGGTATATCAATGCCAACAGCAGTTATTATAAGCATCATATCAGTTGCTTTTTCCGTCTTTTTTGGATTGGTAAGCTTGTTTCTTAATTTGAAGAAAGACAAGAAATCCGATAATTCAGAAATTGAGGAACGTGTCAGGGAAAACACACGAATAAACATGAAGCTTGATTCTATATCAACCAATACGACAGACATTAAAAATGAAATTACAGAAATGAGAAAAGAACTTAATTCTCATGATAACAGAATTGTAAAGGTTGAGGAAAGCGCAAAACAGGCGCACCACAGAATAGATGAGCTTGTAAAAAGATTTGAAGACAAGGAGTGATACATTATGGATTTTGCACAGGTATCTACGGTTGTTTCAATCGTAGTGATTACTTATCTGATTGGTCTTGCGGCTAAAGCAATTCCAAGCGTAAAGGACAATTACATCCCAATTATCGTAGGTGTGGCAGGCGGCATCTTAGGAGTAGTCGGAATGTACGTAATTGCTGATTTTCCAGCAAATGACGTGCTGAATGCTATTGCAGTCGGCATTGTATCGGGATTGGCAAGCACAGGCGTAAATCAGATTTACAAACAGGTCAAAAATGCTTGATATTAATAAGCAGAAAATGAAATACGCCTTGCAGGGTCAGACCGTGACCGTTGAGGAAACTGACGAATATGGAAACCCAGTGTATGAGGGATATACGGACGCAAGTGGAAACTTCATTCCATACCTTGATTCACAGGGCAATCCGATCCCAAAGACAAAGGAAGTAAGCGGATTCTCTGAACCAGTTACGTTCTATGCAAATATCAGTAATAAGCTGTCAGAAGTATTAGTAAAGCAATTCGGCATAGACGATAGTACATCATATGTACAGATTGTTACAGATAAAGGATATCTGCCTATCAACAATGGTGATGTCGTATGGAAGAAATCAGAAGTTATTCTGAATGATGATGGATTGCCAGACGAGAACAGCGCAGATTACATTGTAAAGGGCGTAGCCGATGAGGGATTGACAGCAGATTTATTCCTGTTACAGAAAGTTGTTAAGTAGGTGGTAACATGAAGAATGTAAATATTTTGGGAACTGAATATAGCATTGATATTGACGATACATTAGAAAAAACTAATTGTGATGGACTTTGTAAAGAATACGACAAAAAAATTACAGTTAGAAATGTAGGAGCAATGCTGTGTGATGATGATTCCATGGAAACAAAGAAAAAAAGATTTAACGAAGTTTTAAGGCATGAAGTAATTCATGCTTTTTTTAGTGAGTCTGGATTAGATGATTATTCATCTAATGAAGAACTAGTTAACTGGATCGCAATTCAGTTTCCTAAAATGTTGCAAGTATTCAAAGAGATTGAAGCAATATAGGTGGACGTATGGCAAAGAAAGTTATCTCCATGACGTTATCACAGAAATCCGTACAGAACGTCATAAAAGAGCTTAGAAGCTATCAAAATTCGTTAGAGTATAAATGTAGGATGTTAGCTGAAAAACTCGCTGAAAAGGGCGTAGAGATTGCACAGACATATGTTGCTTCACTTGATGCAATATTCACATACGAACTTAATTCAAGTATACACGCTGAACACGTAAAAGATGTGCAAGGCGGTGGGATATATGCGGTTGTGGCAGGAACAGACCACGCATTGTTCGTAGAGTTCGGAACAGGAATTGTCGGACAACAAAGTCCTTATCCAGGCAAACTACCAGACGGTGTTACATGGGAGTATGCAAGCGGTAAGACCATAAGACAGTTGGCAGACGGACGCTACGGATGGTTTTACCGTGACGATAACGGTCAATGGTGGTTTACGGAAGGTATGCCTAGCAGACCATTCATGTACTACACGGCTAACGAACTTAGAGACTTGATAATGGAAACAGCCAAGGAGGTGTTCGCCGTTGATTGATAATTCATGGGCTTTACGATTACAAGACCAGTTATTCAACATGTTTTCGCATGAAATGAAGTTAGCATATGGGAACAAGTACAAGAACCTTTACTTGACACAGGATGAAGCAGTCACAGGAACACCAAAGTTTCCGACAGTGCTAATGAGACAGATTGGTGCTACAGAAGCAGGACAGGATTTAACAGGCGAGCGAATAAACGCTGTAAGACCAACATTTCAGATTACCATTAACTACCAAGGCGAAAAAGCAGAAGACAGGGCAGAATTAGTTGATATGACCGCAACGGCTATCAACTTTTTTAAATGGAAAAGGTTTGAGGTAAGAGACCCTGCTTATACGATAACCAATAAAATCAGGACGGCAACATTTAGGGCTACACGAACAATCGGTTCGCTTGACCCATTACAATAACTATTAACTGGCACACAACAGAGTGTGTCACTGACCGCATTAATTAGCGGTAGAAAGGACGGCATATATGGCAGATACAAGTTATCTTGCTAGAGTAATCTACAAGGAACATACAGCGGCATCTTCTGATTTTTCAGGAACATATAAATTATTGGTTCGTGCAAAATCAATCCCTTCTCCTGCGTCTACTCCAAATACTGTAGAATCTACAACATTGGAAGATGATACACAGACTTTTGAAATGGGTATTAAAACAGCGGATTCAAGGGAAATAACAGGAAATCTTGAAAAGAAGTATTTACACGATATTAATGGATTAGCAGGAAAGAAGCTGGATATTTTTCATTTGTATGGAACTGATGGAATTGGCGGAACTGCAAAGTACGCATATGTAGGTCAGGCAACCGCTACACCTAACGATGTCGGCGGTGTAGATGAAATTTTGGAAATGACAGTTACCGTCATTCCAAACACTTCCGCAATTGAATGTACGGATGATTACACAGTTACAGACAATAAAGACGGTACATTTACTGTAACAGCAGCGTAAATTAAAATTGTATAAAAACAGGGGCGGTCTTAGGACTGCCCCCTTTCTTACTAATAGTAAGGGAAAGGGAAATAATATGATGAAAATTAAAGTAAATGAAAAAGAATACACAATCAAATTCGGTTATGAACCGACACTGAAATCAAGATTGCTTTCAAGAGTAGCAAAAATGTCCGTATCTATGAAAGAGAACGCACAGGATAATATGGAGCAGATTGAAAATATGCTTTTATTTATCCCAGAAATGGTACTGGTCGGATTGCAGAAGTTTCACGCTGATGAGTTCGGCTATAACCTTGATACCAAAGAGGGTTACGAGGAGGCAAAAAATAAGGCTTTTGAGCTTGTCGGAAATTATGTAGATAATGGTGAAGTAGACGTAACAGACTTCTTTACAGATTTACAGGAGGAAATGACTTCTAACGGTTTTTTAAAGAAGATGTTCGAGAGGGAGGTTCAGAAAGAACAGGCGGCAACTCCGAACAGCAAGGAGAAAGCCGAGAATTAACATGGGAAATATACTGTAACGAAGTACGCCCTTATTGGCTTACTGTCACTAAGGGGTACGGACTTACAGTGCATGATATAGACTGGTCTTGTCCGACAGACTTACATCCATATGAGTTAGCTTATGAGTTGGAAGACCAAAAACGTGAAAATGATATATGGCGTTGGTGCGGAGATTACTTCATTTCTGCTATGACTTATTCTATTGAACATTGCTTGAATGGTAAAAAAGCAAAGACAGAGTATATAAAACATGCTGCTGATAGATACAGAAAAGAGGAGGATTACGATACAAAAATTCGTAAGGCTTTACTGGCAGAGCAAATGTGGATTGCAAACGCACAACAGCGTCATTTACCCAAACCATTTGAAAAGGAATGATAAAAAATGAGTTATATCGGTATAGATGTATCGGCATATCAGAGAACTATTGACTGGGCAAAAGTCAAGGCAGGCGGCATCCAGTTTGCCATCCTTAAAATCATCCGTAAGGACTTGAACCGTGATAAACAGTTTGAAGCTAACTGGACAGGCTGTAAAGCAAACGGATTGACGATACAGGGCGTTTACAACTACAGCTATGCGACCACAGTTACAAAGGCTAGAAATGATGCAAGGAAAGTAGCAGAAATTCTTAATGGTCGTGAGACAATGGTATGGCTGGACGTTGAGGACAACTGCCAGAAAAGACTGGGAAGCAAGCTGATTGATATTATCAACGCTTACGGTGATGTTATCAGAAGTTATGGGCTTACATTCGGTGTGTATACTGGAAAGTCTTTTTACAATTCCTACATCAAGCCATATGGCGGTGTGAAATATCCTATGTGGATTGCGGCATATGGAAAGAATAAGGGAAACATGGACTTGAAGTACCAGCCGCAGATTGAAAACATGGTAGGCTGGCAGTACACATCAAAAGGTACTGTAAGCGGCGTTAATGGCAACGTTGATATGAATATATGGTATCGTGAATTAAACGAATTACAGACCGTCTACGACACGCACAATAACCCATATGCAGAGCCTACACGTATATTATACAAGAAATTCCCATGTATGCGTGGTGATGATGTGAAATGGCTACAGACGGAACTTATCTATCATAAGTGCCTGCCTGCCAAAAATGCAAAAGGCAAGAGCAATATTGATGGCATCTTAGGAAATGATACAGCCAGTGCAATCGGAGTTTTTCAAAAGCTTGTAGGAATCACGGTAGATTGCAAGGCAGGAAAAGTAACAAGAGAATATCTGAAAAGATAACACAGGGGCGGTAGAGGTCATAGTCTACTGCCTTTTTACTGGCTATCGGTTGGAGATAGTCACTCACTTTAACAGTTGAAAGTAGGTGCAGTATGGCAGAGATAGATTCACTGGAAATTCAAATTAAAGCGCAGGCAACAAAGGCGAATAATGCGATTGACAAGCTGATTACAAAACTTGATAAACTGTCTACTTCATTGAACAGCATTAATACCAGTAATTTGAATGGTCTTGCAAATAGTGTGAATAGGCTTTCAAATGCCATGCAGAGCATGAATAATGTAAAGACTACTGATTTTACAAGGCTTGCAAAGGGCATAGAGAAGATATCCACAGTAGACACAACTAAAATCAATCGTGCGGCATCCTCTATGAACCAGCTTAGTAAAGCGTTTGGGAATATTCAGGCTAGTAGTTCTGCTACTGCACAGATATCAGAACTGGCAAAAGGAATTTCGCAGTTAGGTTATAAATCATCAACTAAGGCTATTGAAAATATCCCTAAACTTGCTACAGCGATGCAGGGGCTTATGACAACGCTTTCCAAAGCACCGACAGTAAACAGAAACCTTATTGACATGACTAATGCGTTGGCGAAGTTGGCAAGAACAGGTGCTTCCAGTGGTCGTGCGGCTAATTCCCTTGCAAGTAGTCTGAATGTTTTTAGCAAGTCGGCTAAAAGTGCAAAGATAAACAGCTTTTCCCTTGCTTCTGCATTTGGAAAATTATATGCATCATACTGGCTATTGTTCAGAGCGTTCCATAAGCTGGGGGAAGCAATCGACATATCGTCCTCATTGACGGAAGTAGAAAACGTTGTAAGGACTACGTTTGGTAATTATGAGAAGATGATACAGGACTTTTCCAAGACATCCATACAGGATTTTGGTATGTCCGAGCTGACGGCAAAACAGGTAGCAAGCCGATTCCAAGCTATGGGCGTTGCCATGGGATTCTCACAAAAGAACATGGCGAATATGTCATTGGAATTAACGAAGCTGACCGCAGACATGGCATCATTCTATGATATGTCACAGACGGATGTTGCAAGGAATTTACAAGCTATCTTTACTGGGGAAACCGAACCTTTAAGGAAATATGGTCTTGATTTAACACAAGCAACGCTAAAAGAATGGGCGTTGAAACAGGGATTAGATGCTGATATTACATCTATGACACAGGCACAAAAGGCTATGTTGCGATACCAGTATGTCATGCAGAATACAGCCGCCGCACAGGGGGATTTTGCAAGGACAGCAGACACATGGCATAACCAAATTACGGTTCTTACTCAGTCATTCCAACAGCTTGCGTCCATTATAGGCGGTGCTTTGATTAATGCATTCAAGCCATTTGTACGCACTCTGAATCAGGTTATGCAATATGTAATTGCATTTGCGGAGACTGTTACAAATGCTTTAGGTTCAATATTCGGATGGCAGTATGAGGTATCTGCTGGCGGTGTAGCCGAGGACTGGGCAGACGGCATGGAAGATTTTTCGGATGCTACTGGTGATGCGGCGAAGAACGCTAAAAAACTGAAAAACAATCTCCTTGGAATTGATGAATTAAACATTAACTCTGGAGATAATGATAAAAATGGTAGCGGCGCAGGTGGTGGAGCAAGCAAAGTTGATAAGACACAAGGCGGTCTTGTACAGGTAGATACCATTTTCAAGGGATATGAAAGCAGTATTAAGACTCTTGAACAGTTAGGAAATAAGGTAAGAGATACCCTTATAGGCGCTATGGATTCTATAGAATGGGATAGCGTTTTTGAAAAGGCTAGAAACTTTGGAACTGGTCTTGCAGAGTTTCTCAACGGGTTACTTGATTATGATGGAGAGGGCAGAACATTATTCGGAAAAGTAGCTCAGACATTAGCCAATACTTTAAATGCCGTTATATATGCGGCTCAATCTTTTGCTATCACATTTGACTTTTACCAGTTTGGTGTAAATTTAGCAGATGCAATTAATAATTTTTTTGATACATTTGATTTTAAAGCATTTGCAGATACGTTAAATAAATGGGTAGACGGTTTAGAAAATACTATCAAAGGATTTTTAGATAAAGTAAATTGGAAAACAGTATTCAATGGACTGTATGACTTCTTTTCTAACTTAGAAATAGATACAGTAGAATTTATTGTAGGTACTTTTATATTAAAGAAATTTGGAACTTTAAGAGTCGCTAGTGGGATATGGGATTCGCTTGTAAAATCTATAAAACTTGCTTTAGATTTTGGACTGAAAAAAGGAATCGGTTATTCTGGTTTATTAATAAATTTGACCAGTTTTTCTGTTGCTTTTTCTCCAAATCTTGCTGCTATATGGTCTACAATAGAAGACCAGTTTTTAAAAGGAACAATATTTGATACAAATACATGGACAGGATTCCCAGCAAAAGTTAATGATGCAATAGACAATGCTATTGATTCTGTTGGAAATTTCCTTGTAAATGCTATGAGGGAAACTCTGACAACATTGTTCAACTGGGATGAAACGCTTAGCCTTTTTGAACAGGCAAAAGATAACTTCAAAAAAGGTGGCGTATACATCTTAGAGGGAATCTTAGACGGATTTGCAGGGGCAATAGCATTTATCTTAGAACCAGTAAAAGACCTGTTTACAGCTATCTACAATGCAATCTGTGACGTATTCGGTATTCATTCCCCTGCTGAAACCATGAAGCCTTTAGGAGAGTATATCTTCTTAGGAATCATAGAGGGATTTACTTCTCTATTCGATACGTTTACAGAGAAGATTAACGAATTTTGGGAAAACTATGTTCTTCCATGGTTTACCGTTGAAAAGTGGACTGAACTGCTGGGGAATATCTTAGTAGCGGCGCAGACCAAATGGGATGAAATTGTAGAATGGTGGAACGGAACAGCTCTTGTCACATGGTGGGAAGAAAGCGTTGTACCGTGGTTCTCATTAGAAAAGTGGATGGAAGTACTCAATAACGTAAAAGAATCGTTCAATACAAAGTGGACAGAGACATCTACTCAATGGGTAGCCAATCTTACTAAGTGGTGGACTGTTAATGTTGCACCATGGTTTACTAAGAAGAAATGGGACGATATGCTTGCTAAAGTTCCTACAGCTTTCAAAGATGCTTTTAAGGCGGCGGCTAATGGTGCTGTTGAATTCCTGAACGGTGTAATCAGCGGCGTAGAAAGCCTTGTTAATCATGCTATAGACGGATTAAAAAAGTTGGCAGAAGCAGCAAGCAAAATACCGGGGATTAGCTTTAGTATTGATATACCCAATGTATCTCTTCCAAGAATCCCAAAATTTTCGACTGGTGGCTTCCCAGAAACAGGAAGCCTTTTTTATGCAAATGAAGCAGGTCCCGAACTGGTAGGAACGATTGGCGGTAAAACAGCGGTAGCACCAAATGGAGAAATAACAGGAATTAAAGAAGCTGTGTACGATAGTGGCACAAACACTGCTCAACTTCTATCCACAGCAATACAATTACTGCAAATTATTGCTGATAAAGACTCTACAATCAATATAGACGGTAGAGAACTTGTAAAAGCAACAGACGAAAGAAGAAACCGTAACGGATTTAGTTTTGCATAAATTATGGTAAACTTTTGTAGAAATCTCCCTCTCAATATGATATAATTGTCAGAAAAAGAGAGGGGGATATCTACATGGATAACCAAAACACAGAAATGAAAACTTGTAAATACTGCATGACGCAGATACCAAAGAAAGCAAAAATCTGCCCGAACTGCAAAAAGAAGCAGAGCCATACTGTACGGTGGATAATATTAGGAGTAATTATATTACTGCTTTTGCTTAATATGTTTGGTAAGAGCGGTTCAAAGGACGCTGAATCTGAAAATACAGCAGAAAATGAAAAAGCAGAAACTACTGTAGTGGAGAATAAAACAGATCAAGCAGACAGAAAAACATATTCAGAAAATGACTTTGATGTAAAAGAATATCTTTACGAAAATACTATAGGAGATACGCTTTACTTTTTGATTGTTACAAATAATTCCAAAGCAAATGTAGCTGTATCGGGAAATGCTACAGCAAAGGATTCTTCTGGAAATTCAATCGGCGCTGATGATATGGATATTGCGGTTATTGGAGCAGGAGAAACATCTTTCGGATATTTTTATTTTGATGGTGTTACTGGTGTTGACAGTGTAGACTGTAGCTTAAAGTATAGCGATAGTTTGTACGACCCAGTGATAAATAATCTCGAAGTCGAGCAGACCACTAATGATGAAAATGTTATAGTATCTGCTACAAATAAAGGAAATAAAGAAGCTGAATTTGTAATGGCACAGGCGTTATTCTTTGATGAAAATAACAATGTGATATGGGAATCGGAAGATTATATTACTGATGATGAACTAAAAATAAAACCAAACGACACATTATCTGTACAGTTAGATTGCCACAAAGTCTATGACCATGTGGAAGTTTACTTCACTGGTAGAGCTGGAAAGTAGGCGTCTATGGATAATATGGAGATTGAACAGAAACTTATCGAGCTGGAAAAACGTATTAAAAAGATTGAGTTTGAACAGTTGGACAGCGCAGGAGAATTTCAGAAGCTGGCGCAAGAAGTGATACAGGCAAGGGAAAGTAACAGCAAATTACTGGAATCCAAGTACAAATCAAACGATTTTCTCATGAAAGAGAATCAAAAATATGCTCATGTGGCAGACGATAGGTACATAGACGTAATCGACAAACTGAATAGCATAGAAGCAGAAATAAAAGAAATAAAGAAGAAAATTAAGTAGGGCGGCACTTGACCGTCCTATTTTTATGCATAAAAAGTAGCGCTCATTTTTTAGCGCTATTTAAAATCGAATCATTAATTATGTAAATGTAATACATTGTAAAATATACTTTGTAATGACAATGAACAGGGGGTTGACGAATGGCAAAAGCAACACTTCCAACAAATTTTAAAGATGATATATTAGATAAAAACATGGGTGGTCGTCGCAGATACCGAATGACTACCAACTCAGACGGAACGGTGACACTGGAAGATGTAACGACATATACACAGGTCGGTGGAGAATTTAAAGCATCTAACATAAATGACACAAACAAAGCTATCAATGCGGCGGCTGACAAGAATAAGATTCTGACTACACTGGATGATGTAAAAGCCTGTACACAGTCTGGTTACATGGTGGATTGTTTGGTAATCAAAGCAATGCTGGAGGGATAAGCTATGTCAATGAGTTCATTCTTAAATGTTAATGGGTATGATTTTCCTTGCCCTGCTGTCGGCTTTTCATGGACGATATCTACCACAGTAAATGCAGGAAGAAACGCAAACAATGCAGTTATCGGTCAGAGAGTCGGAAGAGATTTATACAAGCTGGATAATCTGAAATGGGTAGGACTGACAGTAGAGCAAAGACAGATGATGTTAAAAGCAATAGAACCGTTCTATGTTCCTGTTACATTTGAAGATATGAAGAATCCAGGCAATCCGATTACAATTACCATGTACCCAGGAGACAGAAAAGGCGTGCCATTATTCGTTGACAGATTAACACATATGATAACCAAAGACGAGACTTTATCATTCAACCTTATAGATTGTGGGTGGTAGTTATGCAGAACGTATCAAAATCCTATAAGCAGTCCATGAAAGGCATAGGACGTAACAGGGGATATATCAAGGCGACAATCGGTGTAATCAACTCACAGGCACAGAAAAATGTTGCTGTAGATGATCGTACGGCGGTTACTTACTTTTCGGACGTGAGAAAGCCTTTTAGCAACTATACGGTAGACAATGTATATGCTACAGCGGAGCAGGATTTTTCAAAGGTGGACGGCACAATGTACTTTCTTCCACCATGGAACAACGACTATTACAATAATGGAATTGTGACAGATAACATATTGGGTACTATCTATATATCCTTTTCTGGCGTTACAGGACTTGATATAAAGGGATTAACAATAGACTGGGGAGAATATTACCCAGTTGATTTTACAGTCCAAAATGACAGCATTACACGCTCTTACAGCGGTAATGATAAAAGCTACTGGGTGACGGAAGATGTATTCAATGGTACTTCTTACATCATCATTACACCTACCAAAATGGTAAACGGACAAGGGAGACTAAGGATATATCAGTTTTACTGCGGTATCGTCAATGCATTTAGCAACAAGGAAGTTAAGAAATACAGCGGTAAACAGTATGTATCTTCCATAACAGATACGATACCGTCTAACGATATATCACTGACGATTGATAACCAGAATCAATACTATTCCCCCGACAATCCAGACAGCGCACTTGCTTACATGGAAGTCGGACAGGAAGTAAAGATTCAATTCGGATATGATGTGTTTGGAAATGGCGAAATAGAATGGCTACCAGAGGAAACAACCTACCTTCACACATGGTCGGCAACTGATACGGAAGCCAAATTTACGGCAACAGACAGGTTTGATTACCTGACAGGTAAGTACTACCGTGGACTTTACAGGGAAAACGGAATAAGCCTATATGACCTTGCGATTGATGTGCTGAATGATGCAGGAATAACGGACGAAAGAGAATACTCAATAGACCCATATTTAAAAAATATCAAAGTACAGAATCCTATGCCAGCGGTAAAGCACAGCGAAGCATTACAGATTATTGCCAATGCAGGGCGTTGCGTACTATTCGAGGATAGAAACAGTAAAATCCATATGCAAGCGTCATTCATACCAGACATGACAGCAGAATCCAATGGAGAAACATCATACAGCCATGTATCTGATGTGCTGAACGGAGAGGACAAAGAAGCTTATGCGATATGCAGTTCTGATTTTTCAAAAGTGGACGGAACTGTATTTTTTATGCCCTATGACAGCAATTACTTAAAGACTGGTTATATCAGTTCACAGATAGCAGATGCAAGCGGAACTTTTACAGAGAATCCAAAGATTACCATTAATCTTGAAGCGGCATTTGTAGCGTATGGATTGCAGATAGAGTTCAGAAACGTTGCGCCAGAGCAATTCAAAGTAACGACATATTACCAAGAGTTAGAAGTGGACAGCTACACGGTAGAGCAGGATGGGGAACTGAAATACACCACATTTGATCAATTCAATCTATTTGACAAAATGGTATTGGAATTTACCAAAGCAAAGCCGAACAGCAGAATCACAGTGGATAATATCACTGTTGGGGATGTCACTGACTACCATATCACAAGGAATGACATGACAGCAAGCCCTACAGCAGTAAGGCAAAATAAAATTAAGGCTATCAGTGTAATTAAGACACAATACCGTAAATCAAGCGAGAATAAGGATATTTCTACAGAAGAGATTACCATTAGTCCTGCTAACAATGTGCATACGGTATACTTTCAAAAGCCATGTTACGGACTGACTGCAGTAATTGATAACGGAACAGATGACGGTGGAAATCCGATTCCAAGCGCTATATCGGTGCAGATTACAGACAGTAGCAGTTATTATGCCACTCTACAGTTTAGCGGCATTACGGAAGAAACGATTGTTAAGTATGTAATTAAAGGATATGAGTACGTTACCGAGGAAATCGGCTACACGGTCACGCATAATGACAATGGGGATATTAAGACATGGAAAAATCCGTTAATCAGTACTACAGAATTAGCCAAAGACCTAGAGGAATGGCTTGCAAGCTATTATTTAGGGGATGTTGATTATCAGATTAAATGGCGTGGAGACCCAAGGACAGATGCTAACGACTTATATTATATGGAATTAAAAGACCGTGGAGAAACCATGATAAGGACGTACCAAAATGAGATAACATTTAATGGTGCGTGGTCTGGAACAATGAAAGCAAGAAAGGCGGTGCTGTAATTGGCAATAACTAAAGTAACAGCGGCGGTTGCTGACGATACAACCGATTTAAAACATAGCAATTCAACATATACTGGAAGCCTTACAGCACCTAAAGAATCGGGTGATTATCCTGTCACGGTATCTGCCTATGATGATGCAGGAAATGTAACCATAGATAAATCAACTGTAGCGGAAGTAAGCCTATGGCATACTCCTAAGACTAACTGGACAATAAATGACCGATTCAATTATGTGGACTATAACCGTATTAAGAACAACCTGACTTATCTGCATGAACTAGCACAGGAAGTATATAAGCAGTTTTCAATTGTGGATATGGGCGCAGATATTGAAGATTATACTGGATGGTTTACGGCGGCGGCTTTTAATGCTTTTGAAAGCAACCTTGAAACGATTAATAAGAACATATTCACACAGGACTATGGCGTATCACAAAGATTCTTTGATAACGGACAGTTTATCAAATGGGATGAATTGAACCGTATAGAGTCGGCTACGTTGCAAATGAATGACCTTTTGGAGAGACAGAAAGCCACTTTGAGGAAATTGCCATTCAGACTGGGCGCATTTAGGGAGGTAAGAATATAAATGGCTATATCAAGCGTACAAGCAACAATCAAAGGCACTACTTACAATCTGACTCTGAATAGCTCTACTGGATTGTATGAAGCAAGTGTTACAGCACCAAGTACCAGTTCATACAATAATAACAGCGGTCATTACTTCCCTGTAACAATTAAGGCTACAGACAGTGCAGGAAACAGTACGACAATCAATGATACAAATGCAACACTGGGAAACAAGCTGAAATTAAAAGTAAAAGAAACCACTGCGCCAGCCATTGTAATTAGTTCACCTACAGAAAGCCAAGTAACTAATAACACAAATCCTACAGTTAATTTCACGGTTACAGATGCAGACAGCGGTGTTAATCCTAACAGTATCATCATTACGGTTGACGGTGGAAGTGCTGTGACAAGCGGAATTACTAAGACCGCAATAACAAATGGATATTCATGCTCTTATGCGATTCCTACGGCTCTTACAGACGGAAACCACACTATCAAGGTAAATGCTAAGGACAATGATGGAAATGCCGCCACACAGCGTACAGTAACGTTTAAAGTGGACGCAACGCCGCCTACCTTATCTGTATCAGCACCGACTAATAATCTTGTTACCAATAACGCATCTTGTGTAGTAACAGGCAAGACCAGTGATGTTACAGCAGGAGTCAAATCGGTTACAGTTATGCTAAATGGCGGTACGGCTACTAATGTCACAGTAGATTCAAGTGGCAATTTTAACACAACAATTACTTTGGAAGAGGGAGCGAATACAATTGTTGTCACTGCCACAGATAACGGCGGTCTTTCTTCCAGTGTTACAAGGATTGTGACGTTAGATACAGCGGCACCAGTTATCAATTCTGTAGAAATCATCCCTAACCCAGTAAGCACAGGAGAAGTATTTACAGTAACCGTTAAGGCTACGGATTAGGCGGTGCTTATGGGCGTAGTAATAACAAATGTTACAATTTCCAAGAATCCAGTAAATACAAAGGAAGTATTTAAAATATCGGTTGCAGTAAAAGAAACAGTGACAGAGCCGATTATGTATAGATTACCTATGAGATTAGGGCGAGAAAAGGGAGGCATAAAATAATGGCAAAGGCAAATTTACCTGTCAATTTTAAAGATGATATATTGAAAGAAAATATGAACGGCAAGCGTAGATTCAACATGATTCAGAACAGTGATGGTACAGTCAGTTTTGAAGATGTGACAGAATATACACAGGTTGGTAGCACATTCGGAGCGGCACAGATAAATGCTACAAATGAAGCTGTAAATAATGCGGCAGATGCAAGCAAAATCATTGACAGTTTAGAAACAATCAAGGCAAATACGCAGTCTGGATATATTGCTGGGGCATTGGCAGTTAAGGCATTAAGTAGTAATTTAGGGAATAAACCAGACTTTGCATATAGTCCATTATATACAGGAAATTACAATAATGATAGCCATACAATAACTGTAGAAAAAAATAAATATTATATGGCTGTTTTTAAAGATGCAAATGGAGCAGGTCGATGCAATATATCCAAATTATCAATAAATAACGCAACGATAGAAAAATCAATGGGGGATTCAACCAATAATTTTTGTATATTTTGGTTTAAGGCTAATAGTAATAGTATTACTATATCTGGAACAAAAACGGCAGTTGCTATATTTTTCGTATCGGAATTATCAAATGATCATGCATATTGTAAAAATTTTACTTCAATTACATATGTGCCTAAAGGATATGATTATCAAACTTATACAGTACCATGTACTAAATACGCAATGATTATTAGTATGGGCTATCAAGGTTCTCAATCTCTTTCAATAGCTGTTGATGCAGAGAGTTATAGACAAAATAGTTTTAAAAATATTAAATCATATGCAACGCATTCAGGATACCATAATTTTGGTTATGCACATTTAATATGCGAGTCTAATGATAATTTTAATGTTATATTGATAAAGGCAAACAATATATTAGTATATCTATCATAAATTACTATTTAATTTATAAAAGAAAGGAGGTATCGCACATGGCATACCTAAAATTTTTAGATTCACAAAAAATAATCCAGTGTATCGTAGTTCCAGAGTCAGAACATATCGTAACACTGAAATTCCATGATGCAGTTACCGTAGATAAAAGCGGTTTTGATTTGTTCCTTGATGAACAAGGAGAGCTGGACATTGGCGGTGATTCTTACCACGGCTATAATACTGTATACAGGAATGACGATACAACCGCAGAGTATAACGGATATCAGCTTTCTAATGACGGTTCTGTTTATGAAAAACAGACACAGCCAACACCTGTTGAACCGACACTTGACGAACTGAAAGAGCAGAAGATTGCAGAAATGAACACTGCACAGCAGGAATCAATTCAAAACGGTGTTGATGTTACCCTGTCTGACGGAACAATTGAACATTTTACACTGACTGACCACGACCAGACAAGCCTTATGGGATTGCAGACTAAGGTTGCGCAGGGAGAAACACAGATACCGTGGCATACTTCAGATGTGAATGAACCATGTAAATACTACAGTAATACGGATATGGCATTGATTACAGAAACAGCTATGCAGGCTGTTACATTTGCAGTTACGTATTTCAGGGATTTGCGTATCTATATCAATTCTTTAGAAGATTCAACGTCCGTCCAAAACGTAACCTACGGCATGACAATTCCTAAAGAATACCGTTCAGAAGTGCTTGCGGATATCTACGCAAGTAAAGGTATTGCGTAAGGTCATTAAGCCACTTATCCTGTTTGCAATAGGTGGCTTTCTCTACGTAATGATTGAACTGCTGTACCGTGGTCGTAGCCATTGGACAATGTTCCTGTTGGGTGGTCTTTGTTTCCTGTATGCAGGAGAGCAGAACGAACATACAGACTGGGATTATCCGCTTATCCTGCAATCAATAAAGGTTGCGACAGTAATCACCCTGTTAGAGTTTCTATGCGGTCTTATCGTGAATATCTGGTTAGGTTGGAATGTCTGGGATTACAGCAATATGCCATTTAACCTGTTAGGGCAGATATGCCTACCATTCAGCCTTTTGTGGATAGCCGTAGGAACGCTTGCGATTATCCTGGACGATTATTTGCGGTACTGGATATTCAAAGAAGAAAAGCCACGATATCGACTTTTTTAGAGCGTGTTGTCGAAATTTGGCGAACGTATTTTCTTGAATCCTTGCACTTATAGACGTACAATAAACTTGTCCACAGTGATGTGGTTCTTCAAGTTCTGGTCGGGGCGGTATGTTAGTGGCATTTCATGCCGCCCGAATTACCAAACATTGCAAACAGACGTTTGATTTATTTGTTGACATATGCAAACATACATTCTATAATTAGTACAAACATTATAGAGAGGATGATTGCATGAGTGGGTTACATAGTTGTAGAGAGGGCAAGGATATGGCAGGGGATAATGACAATGATGTAGAATTTTACAAGAGAGAATCAAAAAAGATGCTAGATGAAATAAAAGATTTAAAGAATTTACAATTCATCTATGTATACATAAAAAGAACAATGAAGTATGAAAAGGACTAGGGTTTGCGCAATGCCCTAGTCCTTTTTTTATTTGTTTGTAAGTGCGTCTATCAAAGCTTCTAACTTTTGCCAACCATCAGAATCTAGTTTAGCAAGTGCTAAAATCAATCTTTTTTGGAAATTATCATCATTAAGATGCTGAACATCAGATAGAAAATTAGATATTTCCGCTTCTTTTGGTAAATTTACAAACATTTCTCCAGTTCCATTCAAAAGCCATTCTTCATTAACGTTAAATTTCTCACATATGTCAGAAATAGTTCTATTAGATGGTTTTTTTATTCCCAATTCAACTTGCGCTATAAAATTTCGGGAAAGACCAATCTTTGAAGAAAATTCTTCTTGCGTCAATTCTAAATGGTTTCTCAATTTTTTTATTCGTTCATTCAATATTTTCCCTCCTTTCATGATTACTATACACCAAAAATGTCCCCTAGTCAACAAAAATGTATTGACAAAAGGTTTCTGAGGGACTATACTATGTTTACAAGTAAACAAAGGAGGTGAAAAAATGAACGATTTAGTATCAATTAAACATGATGAGGTTGTCTGTACCAGTTTGGATGTAGCTGAGAAATTTGGGAAACAACATAAACATGTAATAAGAAATATTGAAAAGATAAAAGAAGATAGCTCAGCCCAAAAGTGGGCTCAGTCATTTCACGAAACTACATATACAGATTCTTCTGGAAAGAGTAACAAAATGTATCTGATGAATCGTGACGGATTTTCAATATTAGTTATGGGCTTCAATGGTAAAAAGGCTTTGGACTGGAAATGGAAATATCTTGAAGCATTCAATCAAATGGAATCCATGCTGAAAGAGCGAAATACACAATTATGGGTAGAACAGCGAAAGCAAGGGAAACTTACAAGACAGGCAGAGACAGATGTTATTAAGCAGTTAGTTAAATATGCAGAAGAGCAGGGAAGCGAACATTCCAAAATGCTTTACACTACATATTCTAAACTTGCAAATAAAATGGCGAGAATCACAGACAGGGATTTTGCAACGCTTGCCCAGTTAAATGAATTGTCATTTATTGAAAATATCATTCTGAATCAGATTCGTGTCGGCATGGAAAGAGAAATGCATTACAAGGATATATACAAAGACTGCAAAAAGCAGATTGAAACTTTCAAAGATGTAGCATATCTGAATGCAGGATAATTAGGGAGGTGAGAATATGGAAAAAAAGAGGTATGTAGTCTTAGACGAAAATGGAAGTGCATCTATAGTCCAAAAAGCTGATTCACGCTTTGTGGGAATTGACGAGCTGGCGCAACACATTGCCCTGGATGTTATCGAGGACTACCAAAGTATTATAGATGGCGATAAGAAAATCGAGGAAACAAATATTGAATTGTCTATCAAAGTCCTTACCGCCATTTCACCATTTAGAAGCAATTCTTGTTATGGAAAGGATTGCTAACTGCTTCTGCTTTTGCTAGTTGCGGTTTTTCTTCTGGAAGAGAATTGATGGTCTCAGAGTAGTATTGGTCGTACAGATTCTTAAAATCGTCAAACGTTCCATTGTAACCGCAAATTTTAGAAACAGCATAAGCAGATGCGTATTCATTACAGTGCAAATTATCTCACCTCCTTTATAAAAATATAAGGAGAGTATACCACAGAAAGGAAGTGAATTGAATGAGTGAAAAGGAAAAGCAGATTGTTGAGAAGTTAAAAGATGCTATTCCTAAAATGTCGGACTTCGACAAGGGATATATCTTAGGAAAAGTAGAGAACATGGCAGAAAATTCTGCGAAAAAAGAGGTTTCCGAAAGCAAAGAATAGTAGGTTTACAATTTGTTAAAATTGTTCCTGCATTTTACAAAATTTTATTTTTAGGAAAGGAGAAGAATTGAACGAATTAATTCACATCGGAAATGCTGATATTTCCATAAAAGAGTACAAAGGAAAAAGAGTGGTCACGTTTAAGGACATTGACATGGTTCACGAAAGACCGGACGGAACAGCGAAAAGAAATTTTAATACGAACAAAGCACGCTTTGTTGAGGGAGAAGATTACTTCATTGTAAGCGCAGACGAAATTCGTACAAGCCGCATGTTTCCTATATCTGACAAGGATTTTATGAGCAAAGCACTAATTACCGAACAGGGCTATCTGATGTTGGTCAAGTCATTCACGGATGATTTGGCATGGGAAGTGCAAAGAAAATTAGTTTCTTCTTATTTTAATGTACATCAAAGTGTCAACAATCAGTTATCTCCAGAATTGCAAGCATTGCAAGGACTTCTTAATCAAATGGTTCAGAAAGAACTTGCTGACAAGGAACGTGATAAACAAATTGCTATCGCACAGGAAACAGCACAGAAAGCAATAGAAACAACTAACAGTATCAAAGAAGCTGTAAAACCTGTTCTCGATAATTGGCGTGATGAAATCAATGTTAAATTTAATCGTATTCAGAAAAGTGCATCTACACCATTTAATCTTTTACGTACAGAAATGTATTGTGAATTGGAACGTAGAGCAGGATGCGATTTGTCTACCAGATTAAGAAACCGTAAACAGCGCATGACCGATAATGGATGCACGAAAACAGAAATTAATAAGTTGAATCGCATGGATGTAATTGAGGAAGATAAGAAATTACGTGAGATATTTACAAAAATTGTTTCAGAGTATGAAATTGAGTACTGCGCTTTCAAATAAGAAAAAGGAGGGATATTAATGAAGAATATAAGCACTAAAACATTATGCAAAATATCTATAGGTTTATCAATATACTCTATTATCATCAACGTATTAGCACATTGGGGATGAATCATGAAAGTTTACGATTTAATCAAACAGCTTACTCGATTCCCCGCTGATGCGGAAGTGATGTTTGATGCAAGGATTGAGACAGATGCACTGGTAAAAGAAATTGTCGAGACAAAAGACAAGGAAAATACCTATGCCGAGGTTGAAGTTGAAGAAGAAGTTTCTATTACTGACATTGACTGGCTGAATAAAGATGTTTTGATAAAACTGGAAAAGTGAGGTTTGAGAAATGAAGAATAGAGAGAAGTTTGCAGAACAGATTATTGATATTGCTCTTCAAAGAAAAGGAATCGCTGTAAATTTAACATCAGGAGAGCCGTGCGCTTGTACAGAAATAAGATGTTACGAGTGCCTTTTCAATGGAAAGAGTAAGGGTTGCAGAGTTTTGTTAAAAGAATGGGCAGAAAAGGAATATGAAGAACCGTCTGTTGATTGGAGTAAGGTTGCGGTCGATACGCCGATTTACGTTAGACGTTCTGAAGACGAACAGTGGAAGAAAAGACATTTTGCAAAATATGAATATGGGAGAGTACATACATGGTGTGATGGAGCAACATCATGGAGCAGTGATGCAGATATTACAGCCATATGGGAATTTGCTAAATTAGCAGAAGAGGTGGGATCATGATTATAGCAAATGATTCAAAAGTGGATTTTATCGGTAAAGATACAGAAATGTGCCTTGACCTTGCGAATATCATCAGAGCACTACGGTTCAGATTTGAACAGCACTTTGACGAGGAGACAGCAGAAATGCTGATTGCACAGGCTGTAGAGGATTCCCGAAGAAAAGAATCAGAGGTAATAGAGGATATGAAGCAGTTTCAGAAATCGGCTTCAAGAGGACTGACAAAAGCAATGCTATTTTAAATAGGAAGAAAGGGAAACAGATATGGGAGATTTTACAATTGCAGAAATAGAAAAAATGTGTGAGGACTTAGGTGTTGGCGTTCTTATCAATGACGGTCATGTAGTCGGATTTGAAGTAGAAGAGGAATAGCTATGGACAACAGGCTAAGAAAAATTGAGAATGCCTTGATATCTATGGGAATAGAACCCAGTATGCGTGGATTCTACTATATCGTGGAACTGACTGTAGGAAAGATAATAAATCCGACAAAGAAACTACAGGATATGTATGACGAAATTGCATCTGAACATGGAATTACAGGCGGTTCAGTTCATAAAGTTGTAACACGCACAGTAGAACTTGCGGACTCAAGAACTCCTACCTACAAAAAGTATATCGGGAGTGAGTTCAAAACGAACAGCGGTTTTGTTTCCTTACTGGCATTCAACATCAGAAGGGAGCTGGAAGATGAACAGGATAACGCTATGCGGCAGGATGAATGAAAAACCTACATACAGCCACACGGTAGGTAAAATCAGATTCTACAGCTTTCATATGATTGTAAGACGACTAAGCGGATATGAGGACATTATTCCATGTATCGCAGAACAGGGGATTGCAAATCAGATTCAAAACGGAACGGTGCATAAAATAACAGGTGCTATACATAGTAGACAGGTGTTTGACGGAAAACGGACGCACTTAGAGTTATTTGTCCATGTAGAATCTATATCAATGGTATTTGAAGCAGATGGAAACCACACAGAAATAACAGGTGTTATCGTCAAAAAACCAGTGTTCAGGCAGACCCAAAGTGGAAGATACATAGCAGAGTTGCTAGTGGTATCTTCCAGGAAGAATAGAAAAACGGATTGCATACCGTGTATTGTGTGGTCAGTAAATGCTTTATTTGCAAAGAATTTAGCAACAGGTCAGACAGTTACTATAAAAGGAAGATTCCAGTCAAGGCAGTATGAGAAAGACGGACGGACTAAGGCAGTTTACGAACTGTCTGGAAACGAATTGAAGTTAGGAGTGAGAACGTGGAAGATTTGATTAAAAGTAAATCCTGCGATACGGTCACTATTTCGCAGGAACGGTATGAGCAGTTAGTTGCTTTAGAGAGCAGAGTTGATGCAGCGGTTGACTATATCGTTAATACGGACTTTTGCAACGTAAAGACCGCATTAAGAATCATGGGATTTTATAAAGAAGCAAACAAGCAGGCAGAGAAAGAAAAGAAACTGTTTGATTCATCAGAAGGAAAGGAGTTTGACGATGTGTAAAGTAATTAGATTAAAGAAGCTGATTTTGGAAAATTTCATGATGTATGCACAGGCAGAATTTAATTTCTCAGAACTGACAAGAATTATGGGGAAGAATGGCAAGGGCAAGTCCAGTATCGTGAATGCCTACACATGGCTGCTTTTCAACTGTGACTATGAATTAAATGACAATCCAGTGGTTAGAAGAACAGTTGGCGGAAAGAGCGTAGACGATATGGACACAGCAGTAACAGCAGTACTGGATATTGACGGTAAGGAAGTTACGGCTAAGAAAGTGCAGAAGCGTACATACAGTAAAGACGGTAGCAGTTACAAGGACGATAACAAATATTTTATCAATGATGTTCCAAAGACTCTTAGAGACTTCAATGATTACTTTGAAATCGACATTGCTACATGGAAAATGTGCAGTAATATAAATGCATTTCTTGATAAGAAACCGTCTGAAATGAGAGAATTTTTGTTCTCACAGGTTGGAACTATCACAGATTTGGATATTGCACAGGGCAATGAGGATTTATCCGAATTGGCTAGTTTACTGGAAAAGTACACATCAGAAGAACTTTCTGCTATGAACAAGGCTACTAAAGCAAAGGTTACTAAGGAAATCCCTGTTATGGACGGTCAAATCAAGGAAAAAGAACGTGATATTCAGATTAAATCCGACATTGACACAGCAGAACTTGTCTTACAGAAAAATGCATTACAGGAACAGCTTGAACAGAACCTTTACAAGCAGAATGGGAATGAAAACTTATTGGCAGAGTATGATAAGGCTACACAGGATATTATGCAGTTACAAATGAAGCTTTCTGAAATGCAGAATACGGCTAACAGTGAGTTAGAAGTACAAAGGGCAGAACTTAGGGCAACCATGATGAATAAGAGCGTTGAAATTAACAGTCTGAAATCCAGTATCAGGCTTGCAGAGAATGAAATTTCCAACAGCAATAAGAAGATTGCAGAATTGACAGAGGAAAAGACAAGACTGTGGAATGCGTGGAAAGCGGTCAAGGCAGAGAAATTTGATTCAAATACAGCTATATGCCCTACCTGTCACAGAGAGTTGCCGGAAGAAGATGTTAAGAATCTCATGGAAACCTTTGAAAAGTCAAAAACTGATAGAATCGGTAAAATTGAGACGGACGGATTCAAGGTTAAAGGAGAGATTGAAAAAGAACAGCAGTTATTAAAAGATAAAGAACAGTTGTTATCTGATTTAAACGAAAATTTGAACACTGCAAATAAAGAGTATGCAGAAATGACCGCAAAGTTAGAATCTATCCCACAGTATGTTGATATCCACGACAGGGAAGATTATAAGTCTGTACAGGCTGAAATCGTCCGTAAGGAAGAATTATTGAAGCAGTCAACGTCACTGTCAGATATCAAGAAATCTTTGAAACTGGAAGAATCTGAAATCAGAGCGCAGTTAGCAGAAGTTGAAAAGAAAATAGCTTCTACAAATACGGAATCTGATGAAACAAGACTGGAAGAACTTAGAAATCAGAAAACAGACTTGGAACAGGCGAAAACGGATGCAGAAAAAATACTTGCCCTGTTAGACCAGTTAGACAGAGCAAAGAATGAAGCACTTACAGATGCGGTCAATAACAACTTTTCTCTTGTTAAATGGCAGTTGTTTGACACAGCAAAGAACGGTAATTATAAATCCGTTTGCGTACCTACTGTAGAGGGCAAATCTATTCTTACGACCATGAGCAACAAGGGTAACAGGATTTTAGGCAGAGTGGATATCTGCAATTCAATTCAGAAAATGTGTGGAATCAGCACGCCAGTGTTCCTTGATGATTCGGAGTCACTTGACGATGATAACCAGGCAAAGGTTGCTGAAATGGTTGATTCACAGTTGATTATGCTGATTGTCAATGAAAATGAAAAATTAGAGATTGTGGAGGGATAATATGAAACTTTATTTTTATGAATTAGACACTGAGGGCTACAATGAAAAGCCTAAAGGAATATTGTGTACAGAATGTGAAGTAGAAGAAAAGCCAAAAACTTATGTACCCATTAATGGCAGTAAATTTCCAGGTTACATAAGCAGATTAAAAAAAGATGATATAGGACATTTTATCAGTTATAACTCAAATGTTGTAGCTTTTAAAGAACCTAGTTTTGAGCATGCAAAAGAAATGTTTAAGAACAGAGAAAAGGATAGAATTGAAAATACAAAAAGGAAATTAGATAAACTGGAAAATGAATTAAAAGTCATTGAGGAAAGTGAGGAATAATTATGGCAGATACAAAGCAGGCATTAGCAGAAAAAAAAGCATTTACAACATCATTAAGCCAGTGGTCGAATGAAATCACAGGACTTATTGCAAGAGATTATGAAGCGTGCGGGGTAAAATTTGATGATTACGCAAAAAAATGCGCAATGGAAGCTATGACAAGCATTTATACACTTGTTAAGAATGATGATAAGGCAGACATGAGGAGCATTGATACAAGCAACCTTAGACAGATTGTAGAGCAGTGTGCAAGCCTTAAACTGAATGCGAGCGCATATCCGAGAGAGTGTTACTTCCAGTTACGAAGCGTTAAGCAGGGAAATGAGTGGGTAAAGGTCGTTGAAATGGGTATTGAGGGAACAGGCTATGACTCATTACTTTCCAACTATGGAAAAGACGTTGACAAGGTTTATCCGTTCTGGGTCATAAAAGAAGGAGACGAATATATACCACCCAAGCATAAAGGTCTGGAAGTTACGCCCCCGAAATGGGAAGAAAAAGGATTGTCAAGTAAGGCTGTAAGAGTTGTATATCCTGTAAAACTGACAGACGGAACAGTAACATACCTTATGGCAGACAGAGACAGTGTTAAGGTCAACCTTTTAGCACACGTCAAGCAAAACATGATTAATGCCACGTTTGGTATCTGTGAGGATAGATACAAGGCAACTCCGAAGCAGAAAGAGGAAATCAAGGCTAATAAAAATGAAATCTTAGATGCTTTAAGAGCGTGTGCGACAGTGGATGATATGTTGCAGTGTGAAGTAGCCAGACCCTATATCAGCGGTGCATGGCTTGATACGCCAGAAAGCATGATTCAGAGGAAGATGTGTAACAATGCAACACGTAAATATCCTAAGAATTATGACCCTATGGCAAGACAGGCGCAGATTGAAATGGACAAAGTTTATCAGTTGGCACAGGAAGATATCGCAGAGAACGCCAACACAGTAGACTTCCCAGAAGAAACAGAAGCAATTGACGCAGATGCAACAGATGTGGAAGAAACACCTAGTTTTATGGGGGAATAGGATATGAGATTAATTTCACAGGACGGAACAATAGATATTCCGTATGAGTTATCTGTAATTTGGATAAGTGAAAAAAATGGATATTCAGTAAAGGCAAATATGCCCAATGATGAGGCAGTACTACTTGGTATGTATTCGTCAAGAGAAAAGGCTTTAAGGTCTATGGAAATGCTTAGAGAAACACATATTGGTATGCCTATCGTAATGCAGAATGTTGATGTTTCAGAAGATATGGCAAAGAAATTTGAAAGATTAAAGAAATGCGGTGTTGTGGTGCGAGCAGAAGATCAACCGTCAAAAGTAGAATACATTAACAATGCTGTCTTTCAGTTTCCACAGGATGAAGAAATAGAGGTGTAAATATGAAACAAAATCCAATAATATGTGCGTGCGAATTGTGCGGAAAACCACAGAAAAAAGATGAATCACGTTCTAATGAGAATTGGAATGTTTACGACACAAAAGCTGTCTGTGAGTGTGGTGGAAAATTCAAAATAATGTTAAGAGAAGACGCGGAGAAATTAAGGAATGAAACTTAAATGTATAGCCACAGGAAGTACAGGCAATTGCTACACCTTAACTTCCAACAGCGGAGAAACACTTATCCTTGATTGTGGAATACCGATTAAGGAGATTAAGAAAGGTTTGAATTGGAACATAAGGGGGATATCGGGAGTGATTATAAGTCACTCCCATGGTTAGGCGACCACAGCAAAAGCGCAGACTTAATAGAGAAAATGGGAATCCCAGTATGGAAACCATATGAAGAAGAAAATCCGAAGATGCGGAAATACGGTAGTTTCACAATCCAGTGTTTCCAGTTGCCACATAACGGAACTACCAATTACGGATTTTACATCAAGGTAGACGGACAGAAGCTATTATACATGACCGACATGGAGTATTGTCCTTACAGTTTTAGGAAACAGGCGGTAGATCACATGCTGATTGAGTGCAACTACATAGCTGATATGGTGGACAGGGATATTCCAAATTACGAACATAAGATTCTAGGGCATTGCGAGCTGGAAACTTGCAAAGGGATTGTAGAAACAAATAAGTCAGATGCATTGCAGAACGTCATATTATGCCACACAGCGAAAGAAACTTGTGATAAGGATAGAATTATTGCAGAGATTAAGAAAATCGTTCCTAGCGCAAATGTGAGCGTTGCACAGGGCGGTATGGAATGGGATTTATGGAAAGGAGATGAGCCGCCATTTTGATTAAAGAGGATAGATACAATTACTGGATGCTAAATTGGCTTGATGAATTTATGGAAGGTCACAAAGGTTTTATATGCGGTGGGTGTTTTAAAAATATTTTTAATCAAGAAAAAGTAAAAGACCTGGATATTTTCTTTGAAAATTCATCTGACTTTGAAAATGCTGTACAGTATTTTGACAGCATGACAGCAAATTATTCAGATTATAATACGGAACCACTTTCAGAAGATAAAGCAAAGTATAGATTTTTATATCAGAATGATAATGTTAAGGGCTATGTACATAAGAGAACAGGTGTAAAACTTGAATTGTGTAATAAAATTTTCGGAACTGCTGAACAGATAATAAGCCAATTTGATTTTACTATTGTTAAGTTTGCTTATTACAAAGAAGAGGTTGAGGATGAAATTGCAGAAATTCCATTTGAAAGTAATAAGCCTACCACACACATTGAATACAAGATTATTCATGACGAACATTTTTTTGAACATTTGCACATGAAAAGGCTTGTGATTAATGATTTAATACCATATCCAATGAGTACATTTGAAAGAATGTTCAGATATGCGAAATATGGTTACTTTCCTTGTAGAGAGACAAAAATGAAAATTATTAAGGCTCTTAGAGATTTAGATGAAAGAGAAGTTTCTCTTTCAAAAAATTTTTACGATGGAATGGATTAGAAATGCGGATGAATATCCGTTTTAGAAGAAAGTGAGGGATTAAATCAATGAAATTGTATTTTTATACACTGAAAGAACCATATAATGGTAAACTATTTATTCAGTTTGAAGAGTGTGAAGCTGATGAGAAGCCCAAGACTTATTTGCTGCATGTACGCCCTAGAGATTTTTATTGTAGAAAAATAAGTAAAGAATATATTGGTAAACGAATGGAGGACACTGTTATATTGCTTGAAAAAGATGATTTTCTTGCTAGAAGTATTTTCACTGAAACAATTAATAAAAAAATATCTGATGTAGAAAAAAAGGTGAAACAGTTAAGAGAACAGTTAGAAGCAGTAGAGAAAGGAGAAATACAGTGAACAGTGTAGATATATCAGGAAGAATGACAAGAGAGCCAGAAGTAAGATATGCGGCAGATAAGCCATTTGCAAAATTCTGCCTTGCAGTAAATCGCAGATTCAAACAGGACGGACAGGCAAATGCAGATTTTATCAACTGTACAGCATTTGGAAAAATGGCTGAATTTGTCGAGAAGTACGGAAGAAAAGGCGTAAAGTTTGAGGTTCATGGCAGATGGCAGACTGGAAGCTATAAGAACAAGGACGGTAACACCGTTTATACAAACGATTGTATGGTCGAGTCAATCGAGTTTGCAGAAAGCAAGAGCAGCAGCAGTGAACAGGAAAACGGCAGTGCAGTTCCAAGCGGAGACGGGTTTATGAATATACCAGACGGCATTGACGAAGAATTACCATTTAACTAAAAGGGAGCGTGATTTATCTTGCAGAATCCAAGACAGAGATATGCAATTGAATCAAAGAACCGTAAACGGTTACTGGAAGTAAACCCTAGCCTTACGGATGAAAGCGGTATCTATTTTCTGACAAGAACTGATGAAAACGGCTTTCGATACGCTTATATCGGACAGGCTGTACATATTTTGCAAAGACTTGCACAACATCTTGTAGGGTATCAGCATATAGACCTTAGCTTAAAGAAACATGGGTTATATGCTGATGATAACCCTAACGGTTGGAAAATCGGGTTTCTGAATTTCCCAATATCAGAACTGGATAAGCAGGAACAGCACTATATTAAAGTCTATGCCGATTATGGCTATCAGTTGCGTAACAAGACAAGCGGTAGCCAGGGAGAGGGAAAAGCAAAGATTGATGAATACAGACCTACTAAGGGTTATCGTGACGGCATTAGACAAGGGAAAATCAATCTTGCAAGGGAATTATCCAGTATTGCAGAAAAGCACCTTGAAATCCGCTTGAAGCCGGAGAAACAGGGTAACAAAGTTTCTGAAAAGCAGTATGAGAAGTTTATGACTTTGATTTCTGAAAATACATATGAGGAGAGCAATTAAATGGCAGAAAGGAGCAGTAATGGAGAGATTAACAAACAGAAAATATGGAGAAAATTCTTGCGCAGGAGTAACAATTCCATATAGCACGTATTGCATTGGATGCATTACCAGCGGTTGCAATTGCGGAATTGTTGAAGATATGGTTAAAAAACTTGCTGATTATGAGAATTTAGAGGAGCAGGGCAGACTTATCAAGTTGCCTTGCAAGGTGGGAGATACAATATGGGATAATGACTGTGGCAGACCTTGTTCATATACAATAACAGCCTTTTCATTTGGTGAATGCGAAGAATACATTTGTGAACCTGTTACAACAAAAGAAGTCGTATTCTATTATGAAAACTCGAGCGGAAGTATCACAGGAAGTTTTGCAGAAAGTGAAATCGGCAAGTCGGTATTTTTGAACAAATCCGAATCCGAAGCAAAACTGAAAGAATTGAGAGGCGGAGAAAATGGATAAATTTCTTAAAAGCGTAAGCGAACGTGACTTTGATAGAAGAATATCGGAAGTTGTTGAAATGCTTGAGATAAAACAGCTTTACGGAACTATTAGTTTGATAAAAGATTTGAAATATTACCTTGACTTAGCTACAAAAGAAAAGGCGCACACTTGTAACTGCCAGCATAACAGCAATTCAAGAGATAATGAGCATTGTTGCAGATGTGATAGCAAAGTTTCAGAAAATGATGATACAAAAAACAAAGTTACATCTCTGGAAATTATTGTAAGGATGATAGAAAACAAGCCGTATTACGAAATCAAGTACAAAAAAGTCGGCGAAGATTATTACCATGTAGGTTACAGTTCATTAAATATTGATAATGTATTGAAATGGCGTGATGAGTGTTTTGAACTTGTTGATGTGAAAGTGACCAATGCCGACAGGATAAGGAACATGTCGGATGAAGAGTTGCTTGATTTTATATGTTCAATAGAAACTTATGAAGAGGGTAGCGTTAAGACTATTAGGAACGGCATTGCAATGTGTTCGGTAACAGAAATAGAGAAATGGCTTCAATCAGAAGCAGAATAGGAGAAAATATGAAATACATAAGCAATGCAAAATATGGAGAGCCAGTTGAAACAGGAACTATCTACAGAGGTGACAACAAAAGATTAGATATATGTGTTCACACACTATGCGGTTGCGGGGAAACATTATACATGAATTGTCGAACACTAGGTATTGTGGATAGAAAATTAAACAGTACATCTGTAATAGCTGCGATAAATGAAGCGCAATCATTAGTGAAGCGTGAGTTTGATTTACTTAGCAATGAACTTAATACCATATTGAATAGCAAGATAGAAATATCAAGGTATTAGAGTAGGAGAGAATATGGAAGATAAATATTTATTCAAGGCAAAGAGACTTGATAACGGAGAATGGGTGCAAGGATATTATGTAAAAGGCTTAGATGTGTTTACGAATTGTGAAGAAATCCACATAATATTTGAACCTAACACAATGTTTTATTCTAGTGGAGAGACAGACGGATGGTACAAAGTAGACCCATCCACTATCTGCCAATGCGCAGGCTTAAAAGACAAGAACGGTAAGCTGATTTGGGAGAATGATATTGTAAAAGATGGACACGGAAATCTTTATAAAGCTTTTTGGCAGAATAACTATTATCAGTTCTCCTGGATTTGCGTCAAAACAGATGTATTTTCAATCGGTGCAAAGTGGGATTTATGGAGCTTTAAGAGTTTTGAAATTGAAGTTATCGGCAACATATTTGAAAATCCCGAACTTTTGAAATAATTAAGACAAAGAACTTGAAGTAAGGAAGTGATTAGTACGGCAGAGCGAAGAATGTTCACAAAGAAGATAACAGAAAGTGATGCGTTTCTGGAAATGCCAAGTAGTACGCAGATGTTATACTTTCACTTTTGCATGAATGCGGATGATGACGGATTTGTGAACAATCCAAAGAAGATTCAACGGATGTGCGGTGCTTCTGATGATGATTTTAGACTGTTGATTGCTAAGTCATTTGTACTGACATTCGACAGTGGAATCATCGTGATAAAGCACTGGAAGATGCATAATTACATACAATCTGACCGATACGTGCCGACTGATTACGTTGAGGAAAAATCCATGTTGGGCTTGAAAAAGAATAAGGCATACACGTTCGATGAATCTAAAATGGTTACAAGGTGCATACAGGATTCCAAGAAGAAAGAGAAAAAGACTGCTTATAACAGGAACAGCTTTAATTGTAAAGAACAGAACAATTACGATTATGGCAAGATAGAGAAAGGCTTGGGAATAACATGAATGTGAATGATTTACCTGTTGGTACACCGATAGACTGCAATAAGAACGGAAAAATCGGTCAGAAAGAGAGGTAAGAATGAGACGAACAAATCTTAGCGTTTATGGATTTATTGAAAGTTGGTGATGTTAATGGGTGTAATCGCAGACAAATTAAGAGATTTGCAGAAAGCATACAAAGAAAATGACTATGCGGAATACGAACAAATACTTGATTTTGCCATTGAAATTGCAGAGACAGAAGAAAATAAATGCTGTGAATGGAAGATTGTTGATATACCACACGGAATGCCTATTTACAATACAGGCTGTGGAAGAATAAGGATTAGTTGTGCGACAGGCATTGATATTTATTGCAATGCTTGTGGCAGAAAAATAAAGATTGTTAATGATAAGAAAGCGAGTGAGAACAATGAGCAATAAGTTGCACAAAATACCACATTTTAACACTTATGATGATATAAGAGCTGAAATGCAAAAAGATTTACAGTACAGGCTTGAAAATAGAACAGATAAAACATCTCTTGGCAGACCTTTATATTATCGAATAAATGTACAGTTGATATTAACTCAGGAATGTCCTTATAACTGTCCGTTCTGCTTAGAGAGAAAGAACCCTATGCAGGGTGACAATGATTTTAAGGCACAGATTGAGTCATTAAAAAAGATACTGTCAGAACATCCCAATGCGAGACTTACAATTACAGGCGGTGAGCCGGGGCTATATCCTAACCACGTTTCAGAACTTATTGATACATACAAAAAGCACAGCAATAATGTGTTTTGTTCAATCAATACTTCTGGATATTCCAAGGATATTAACGGATTAGCGCATATAAATCTTTCATATAACGAATATGTACATAAAAATCCTAAAGATTTTCCAAATTGTACAGTACAGACTATTATCAAAAATCCGAATATAGATTACATTAAGGGTTTTATGAAAAAGGAAGCTGATAATTTTTCATTTAGATTTTTAAGTGGACTCGAAAAGAAAGATTATCCTGTAAAAATATGGAATGATTTACAGAACGACAAAGAGATTGATATATCAACTTTTAGAATTGGTGACTTTTTTGTGTACGTCACATTCAACTATAATGGCAAACACGCAAGATTGACATTAGGAGATATGTGGCAGCAGAGAAACAATGATTACAAAGATGGGTATTCAAATATTATTATTCATCCAGATGGAACTATTGGAACTAATTGGAGATAAGGAAGCGAGGAAAACAATGAAACTGATTGATGCAGATGCACTAAAGAAAGATTTAAAATCGGTTACTTTAAGTAATGGAACTTTAGTAAATACAAATGCAGTATTGTATTTACTAGAAGAATATCCGACGACTTATGATGTGGACAAGGTTGTGGAACAGTTGGAAGAACTAAAAAGAAGATGTGATATCGAGGAATTTGGGATTAGAGGAGTTATTTGCAAAGCAATCGAGATTGTGAAAGGCGGTGGAATGAATGACGGAGAATGAAGCAATCAAGGCAATAAAAGATAACAAGCCTACAAGCGGTTATTATATTTTGAACGAAGCATTAGATATGGCAATACAGGCACTTGAAACAGTACAGAAATACAAAGACCTTGAATCTGAACTATCTAAACGCAAGCTGACAATCGACCATATCAGAGAATACATGGAATTTGAGGACGAATGTGTAAAACAGGAATTTACTTTTAAATCCCTGTTGGAAGCAAGAGAGAAGCAGATCGAAAAGAAGCCAATTTTAAGTATGTATGAAAAAGGTTGTATGGCTATTGACTATGCAGACGGTCATGGAGAAATAAAAGAGACTGAAAGAAATTTCTGGCGTTGCCCTAAATGTAAATCAGTTGTTGGAGAAAGAATTATTGTACATAACAGGATTCATGACCAGCGGAAAAAGAAATATTGTGAAAATTGTGGTCAGAAAATAGGCTGGGAGGGAATTAAAAATGAGTGATGCATGGAAAACTGTACTTACAGTGATTGTTCTGATTGTTGGTATGGTGATTGAAAGTCAGTGCGATAGTGAGTATTGACTAAATTAGAATTAAAGGAGAATTGAAATTATGGAGAATGTAACAGGAGCATATGCTCTCTATGAATTTTTAAAAGAATTGGTAGAAAGTGGTCAACTGAAAGAGAACAATGATAATTCAGAAGTTTACTTTATTGATGAAGATAGATTTACTCATGGTATAACAGATTATTCGTTTGACGATAATCAAAGTTTGATTCTTTGGTAAAATAAGAATTTAGAGGAATATTATGGATAAAAAAACAATGACAGTTGGCGAACTAAAAGAATTTATAAACGATTTACCAGATGATATGAAAATATATATCACAAGTAATGATGATATGCCTTTAAAGATAGTTTCGGATATATCTTCTGAGGAAAGAGTTGGATATTATAAGGAACTGTATATTGAAGTTGAAGATGCTAAATAAGAATTTTGGGGAGAATGTTCATGGAGAATAATATAGTATCATTCGATATTGTTAGAATTAATCGTGCTAGAGATAAAATTTGCAAATGCAATCCGGCACATTATGAAGTAGATACTACGAACCGGATAGTTACATGTCAAGATTGCGGAGCTATCGTGAACGCATTTGATGCGCTTGTATCCTTGGCAGGAAGGTATGAAGAGATTGAGAAAACGCAACAACGAATGTTATCTAAGGCACAGAGTTATGCTAAGTTGGCAGACGAGGAATTTCAAAGAATGAGAAGGAATAAAGTCTTTAGGGATATGGAAAGTAAGTATCGTAATGGTTTGTTTCCAATGTGCCCCAAGTGCATGCAAGCGTTTGATCCTGTACATATACAGGGTTGGACAAGAGGTAATTAGTGAATTCGTCATAGAAATTAACATTTAGAGGAGGTTTTATATGTACGGAAATGAGGGAGATAGATATGTTCAGGTCAAAAAGTTATGTGTGGATGGATTGAACATAGATTATATTGGAAAAACGGTTAAAATTGGACAGTATTATTCAGTTCCGCATGGTTTAACTGCATTAGAGTACAACAAGATATTGGTATATGTTCCAGATAAATTATTTGAAGAGCATTTTGTAAGAGAGGCAGTATACAAGCAGTACCTTACACATGGCGATAAGATACGTATAAATGCGAATGGGAATTTGAATACATATAGCATTGAGGAAATACAAGGTGATGGTCATTTTGTTACATTGAGACTTAAAAAAGATGATTAACTAAACTGAGATTTAGGAGATAATTTTATGGAATCAGAAAAACAGGATATTAATTGTAAGAAGTGTGGTAAATACATTCTGACAGAGCAGAGAGGTCAGGACGGAAAAATACGTTGCATTAAAGGCAGTTATCAAAATGGCGTTTATTATGGAAATGAGGATGCATTTTACTGTAATGAATGTGCAAAAATTAAATAGAAAAGGAGTGAACTAATAAGTGCGTTTTTCAGAGCTTACAAGACCAGAACTTGAAAGCATCATCGAAAACGCAAATTTTACAGAAGATGAGCTGGTAGCGTTTAAAATGCTGACAAAAGGAAAAACTATTACAGAAATAGCACAAAAGACAAATGCGTGTAATCGCACAGTTAGCCGAAGAATTGAAAAAATAAAATCAAAAATAAATAGAATCGGAGGTTTGACTATATGACAGTTGTGCTTACACAGAATGGGAAAGAAATTAATCCAGAAGATGTAGTTTTGCCGTCAGAGGTTTTGAAACTGATTGCGGAGCTGATTAATTGACGAAAAATTGATAATAGTGTAGAATGCGTCATGTAGTGAATATGGCGCATTCTTTTATGTCTGATGGAGGAATAAGGATGGAATGTGTCGCATATATGCGTGTTTCTACAGAGAAACAGGCAGAAGAAGGAAACGGATTAGACAGCCAAAGGAGAGATATTGAAAACTATTGCAGAAAAAATGAACTGGTAATTACAGATTGGTACATTGATGATGGTTACACAGGCGCAAATATGGACAGACCAGAATTGCAACGGCTTGTATCAGACTGTGATCGTAAGCGTGTAGGCTATGTTGTTGCTTTCAAACTGGATAGAATATCACGTAGCATGGTAGACGGCATTTATCTAATTGAAAGAGTATTCCTTAAAAATAATGTGGAGTTTAAGTGTGTACATGACAGTATCAGCTATGATAATCCAATGGAGCAGGCTTATACACAGATGATGGCGGTATTTGCACAACTGGACAAGAATACAATGCTATTGCGTATGCGTGGTGGAATGTTAGAACGTGTCAAACAAGGCTACTGGATGGGCGGTGGGAATCTTCCATACTGCTATACATACAGCAAAGATACAGGAACACTTATACCAATTCCAGAACGCAAGGAACAGGCAAACAAGGCAATGGACTTGTTTTTACAGGGATATTCGGATGTAAAAATCCGTGATATGTTAGGATTTAAAAGCGAATTTGTTGTGAAACAGGTACTTACAAGCCCTGTAAACATTGGAATGATACCGTATAAGGGGAATATCTATCAGGGATTGCATGAACCTATATTTAATAAGGAAATGTTTGAAAAAGCCCAACAATTCAGAGCAATAAGGAAAAACAAAAGGGTAAGTTGCCACAACATTCAAACTAACTTATTGACAGGTTTATGCTATTGTGGAATCTGTGGATGCGCTATGAGATATCAGAAATGGACGCATGGAAAGCATAAGATTTACTGTTGTTCCAGGAACAAGGACTTGCATTATCTTCCTAACCACAATCCAAACTGTAATAACACCTTGGAATGGGCTTCGGATATTGAAAAAGCTGTAGAGGACGAAATACTTTTAATATCTGCTAATATATCAGAATATAAGCCAAGAGTAAAAGAATCTAAATTGGAAATATTGCAAGGACAATTAGAAAAAGAGCAGACTAAGCGTAAAAGGTTATATAACCTGTATGCAGAGGGCAATGATGATGTTATCAGCATGATTAAAGAAATTGAGAAAGTAATAGAAGATATCCGTAAGCAGATTAAAGAAGAATCCGCAATAGAAACAAATAAAACTAGACAAAATGTATTTAAGAACATAAAAAATCTTGCCGACATTTGGGAAGATATCGACAAGAAGCAGAAAAACACCTTACTAAAGAGTATAATTGAAAAAATAGTAATTAGCAATGGAAATATTGAAATAAGATTGAAAGATTTTTAGCACTACTATAATGCTATCCTATGGTATATATTTACTGCTAATATAGGTATATTAATTTAGCAGTAAAATAGTACCATACCTATGGTATTGGGTTAGTGCTAATGCGCATATTTACTACACTTTTGAGTCATTA